ATTATTTGCCCTTCGTAGAACTTTCGCTTCATTACGGTAGTTCTGTTATTACAGGATTATAATCTATTTCGGGCAATGTCCAACCAAACAAAATATCTGTTGTGCAATTGAAGTATTCCTCGTTTGAAATAAACCACACACCGTTAGCATCTAATGTAGGATTAAAAAATTGAACACCGTCATAGCTTTGACCTACTAAAGTGTTTTTTTGTTCTGTTGTTAACTGTCTTACTTTCATTATACGTTACGAGATAAAGTTGTGTTAAATGATTGTACTGCTGAGTAGAAATTAGCTGCTTCTGTGTCTGTTAAACCGTCACCGATTGATGCAAATGCTTGTTCTCTTGTGGAATATAACCCAGCAGTATTATTAACATTATTTGCACCTAAATAGATATTCTTAGTTGATGGTGTAAGTGAAGGTATAACATCATTTATTAATTTGGTGTTATTTCTAAATAATATATTTGTACTGTTTGAAGTTCTATTACCAATAAAAAGACCAGTACTTGGATTTAGATTTGGAAGTCTATTACTTAATAGAGTGTTCATATATACGTATGAACCAGCACCAGTACCTGGATCATATGAAGGTATGGTTACAACGGCACTATTGGAATCTTCCGAACCCATATCTACATATAGACCAGAAATATTCGTTCTTGAATAATATGAAGTATGAATACTATTTTGACCCATAGCATTTGGAGCTAAGAATGTATTCGCGTAACCCGTAGTACCGTTTGGCAAAGCCCCCGTACTTGAATGCGTCCACCCACCATTAAAAACTAATCTATAAGCAGCATCTAAGTCTCTCGGGTCTTTTAAATTCCATTTATGCGTTGATGCAGTACCACCTACAAATGGATAAATAGCCTTCGTTTTAGTCCAAATGTTGTAAGTTTTTAAATCAGTTACAAGCGTGTTAATCGCTGTTTTTTGTGTGTTGTCAGTAATTGCAGCCGCTGTAATGAATGAAAGTGCATCCGCGTCAAACGAAACACCACCACTACTACTTACTATCCCGTAATTTGCTAATATCATTTAAGTATTGTTTTAGTTTAATTATATTTTCCTCCTTTGGTTTGTACTCTTTTTTTTTTTTCATAAATACCAATTAGTTAAGTAGTTATTATGTTGCGGATAAACATCACCATTTTCGTTGGTTGTATACTCAGGAAACAAACTATTGTTTTTACAAATATAGTCTAAAAACCTTTGAGAGTAACTTTCAGCAATACGTTTTTCTTTTTCGATTAAGTAGTCAACTTCCTCTTTCGATACAATTTCGCTATTCTCAGATTGGTGCTTATAAATCCCCTTGTTACTAATTGTGTAAGCGCAAAAAGGTAAATATTCAACCATAGTAAAATGGATCAACATTGGCTTTAAATATGACCGTACAAGCGTTATGTAGTTACCTGCAAGTGTGTTGTTGGTAATATCAGTTTTAATCTTATCCAATAGCTTACTCCCCGTGTATTGTTGAATCCAAATGTTTTGCGCAACCAACACAAATTGAATAACTTTATCAACGTCTGTATTTGCGTTCAAAGAAGTATATTCTTGTAAGTCTTTTTTCGATATTAATAGTGCTTCTGCCATGTCTTAAAATTATTTAGGTAAAAATCCCTTGTTAGGCATATCAATCGGGCGTGTGTAAACTTTTTTGTCGTTTACGGGTACAATCTCACCAAGTTTGCGAGCAATTGAAGGTCTAAACTCCTTCATGTATTTTTGTGCGATTGGTGAATTAACATCAGATTTTCTTAAGTAAGTCTCTCTCACCCATTTATGGTGGCAAGCTCCACCACCTTTGTACAACCAAATAGAATAATTATCAGCTCCTTTAGGTCCGAATCCTTTGTTTACTGCCTCAGATTCCATTCTAACAATATCTTCTTTTCTATAAACCTTATTCGCTTGAATCATTTTCTTACAAAACAAACGTGACTTTTCAGTTATTTCACCAACGTATCTATAACGATGTTTGAACATTTTACCGTCTTGAATACTGCTTGCGTTTGGGCGTGCCGTACCCGTTTTGACAAAATTAAAAACCTTAGAAAGTGTTGTAGGTTCGTTTAGTTTTTCAAGCTCTGCATCCAACTCATCTTCTAAATCATAATCAACCTCTCTGCTGTCAACTAATACCCATTCATCTAAATCAATGTCTTCACCATACTTCGCAACATCTAACTCATCCTGTGCGCTCATTTTAACCTCTTGTACGGGCTGTGGCTCATCCCCTTGTAAAGGATTCAATGTTTTAAATTTAAGGTTAAGTGAAACACCATTAAACGAAAGTATCTTTTTAAGCATTTCAACAATCATTTGTTGCTTTGGCTTTATAACCATGTTTTCAAACAACAACGCCCCTGTTTTCATTTCATCAGCATTTGAACTAAATCCTGTGGCAACCGATACACCAAATAATAAAGGAGTAGTAACGTTATGTGAACGTAATATTTTGAACGTAGATTCTTCACTCAAATATTGGTAATGGTCTGGAGCATCATTTAAAGGTATTGAATCAATTGTTGTTTTGGTAGCTTCATTTTCATTAAATGATATTACAACTTTTTTACCTTTCGACCCCGTTAATTTTCCAATTACTTGAGCTGAAATTTCATCCTTCATCTCGTCGGTTGGGGTGCCGTTGTTAAAGTTTATTATACTTGTTGGTGAAAAAGAGTTACTAACCTCATTTATAAGGTATTCAGCCATTTTTTCTTCAAGTAATGCGTAATCAATTCCACCTTGATAATCTACATTTGAAAAGTATTTCATACCTGCACTATAAGGGGCTAGATATAAAATCTCTACTTCTTTTTTAGACGTTCCAAACGAATCAAATCTTTTAGGCACGTATTTTTTTGGGTCAGTCCAATTGTCAGAATAGAAGTAACCTACAATGTCCCCATCTTTGTTGCATTTCTCAGGTCTTAATAATTGTATAGGTGTGTGGAAAGCCCTTGTAATCGCTTTATGTCCTTTATCGTAATGAATCTGTAAGGCACACTGTCCTAATGCGTACAAATCAAAGATTATACGTCTTAAATCGTCCTCTTTTAATATAGATAACAGTTGCGCCCATTCGTTTGGCTTCATTGCGCTATCCGTAGCCGTTAAGCCTTGACCGTAAATTAGTCTACAAATGTTGTTTATTACAGCGTTATTCGTTGCTGAATTGCTGTAACGCTCGATTAAGAACTGATAGTAGTTATTATCTTCACCATATTCTACCCACTCATTCTTGTTATTTTCTACAATTACAGGAGCGGTATAGGAAGATAGTTGTATAATGTTATTATTCATAGATTATAAATTCGTTTGTTGTTACCGTTTGAGTAAAATTTGAGCTTGGATTATTCGTGCAAAATATACGCCCGTAAAATCTAATGTCGTTTGTTTTGCCAATTTTACAAACATACGTATGACCTTCTTTTAATCCAAAGGTAGCGGTCGCTGTATGGTAATAGTCACCTGTTGCGTAGGTAGTGATATTAATCGTTGTGGTGACGTTTGTTTGTTCGTCTGTTAAGAATATCTTATCTGAGTTCCCTGAGCCTTCACGTGGCACGAAGTAAACTATTTGAGGGCTTGTGGATGTCGTTAATACTATCATGTAATAGTATAACTAAAAAAGAGTGTTTTTGTTGCAAAAAAAAAAGAGGGGTGTTTTAAGCCCCTCCGTGTATTAACTTGTTATTATTTGTGTGACGGTTGTGCCGCCCGCAGGAATAATGTCATAATAAAATGAACTTGTACCATTTACCACAAATTGTGACGGTAGAAGCTCCTCGGCTTGGAAGGTCAAGGAATATCCATTAAAACCACCTAAATCACCACCATTATTTATACTTCCTGCCGTTAAATCACAACCCCTTAAAAGTCCAACTAAGAAAAATTGCCCTTCGTTGTTTTCAACTAAAATTCTCGGCTTTGCATACGCTAATGTCTTAACTGCGTTGTGTGTTGCAATGTCCTGTTTTTTTAGTTTGATAGTCAATGTTTGTCTAAAGAAAGTAGTTCCATTTTCACGTGAACTTACTATTTCTTGGTCGTAAACATTCTCGTTAGATTTAAGCTCGAACTTGTATAAGTATTGCACAAAATTTACGTAGTCGATTGACTCACCAAAGTAGTCATCTACTGCATAAACACCTGGAGCTGATTCTTTATAAATAAAGTTAGGTGTTATATCTTCATTAATAAAGTATACGTTTTTAAGCCCTCCAAGGCTATCCTTACAAGGCTCTGAACGTCCAAGTGTTATTAAACAAGCCATGACTAAGCAGTTGTTACTGTTGCACCTGTAAAACAATCAGAAACAATTGTTGTTGAACTTGTTATGTCTGTGAATGGTGCCGGTAAAGCCTCTTCCGCAACAAAAGTTAAAGAATAACCATTAAAATCACCTAAGGCACCACCATTATTTATTGAACCTGCTGTTAAATCAGCACCTCTAAACAATCCCATTAAGAAAAATTGACCGTTGTTATTTTCAATTAGGACGTGAGGTCGACTATAAGCCAAAAGTTTAATTTCTTTGTGCGTTGTTGCATCTTGTTTTTTTAACTTGATTGTTAACGTTTGACGAAAGAAAGTTGTACCAGCTTCACGGCTTGACACGATTTCTTGGTCAAATACATTTTCGTTTGATTTCAACTCATATTTATACAAGTTATCCACGTTTGTTACTGCTGTTATTAGGTCATTTGAGAAAGTAACATCACCAGGTACTATTTGATAGTTAATGAAGTACACCGCTTTGAGTCCTCCGATTGCTTCTTTGCACGCCTCAGCGCGTCCTATACTTAAATTGCAAGCCATAAAAATAAAGTTTAAAAAAAAAGGAGGGAATATACCCTCCCCTTAATTGGTTAATTGATTAGTTAATTAGTTAGCTGCGTTTGGAATATTGTAAGTAACAATGTCTGATACAGAATGATAGTTAACAGCCATACCAGCACGTAATACAAATCTTACATTTTGTGACCCGTCCAATGGACTCATGTCTAAAAGCGCGATTTCATTTGTATCGTTTAATAAACCACAACCGAAAAACAAGTTTGAAGTTTCAGCAGCGATAGCAGTGTTAGCAGCCAATCCGTTCGCAACGAATAATGGAATACCATCGAAAGTTAAAGCACCACCGTTGTACCATTGTGTACCCTTAGCATCTGTACCTGAGTTTGATGTAGCAGCAACTGAGAAACCACCCAACGCTCTAATGTAAGCTTTCATAACACCTTGAGGAACGTAGATTTTTAAATCTGGTGAACCGTACAATGCAGCAGGAATAGCGTCAACAATTTTTCCTAATTCAGCGATTACCGTAGCAGAAGCAGAAATAGCAGAAGAACCTGCAACCTCGTTAGCAGTTGGTAAAGCAGCATCCGCAGCCAATAATGTAGCGATACCGTCAATTTGACCCGCTGTTGCGTTAGCACCTCTCCAAATAGAAACCTCTACAGATGAAGCAACTTTATCAGTGATGTAAGCTAACAAGTAATCAACAAATGATTTTGCCAAAACTTTGTTTGCACTGAATCCCATTTCTTCAGCTTGAAATGTAGCCAAAAAGTCTTTTTTACACAATTGTAAATTAACTTGAAATTGCTCTAAAGTCAAACTTCTTTCAGAAAGTGTTACAGTAGATGTAGCATCAAAATCACACGTAGCGTTCTTTAAAATGTCGTCCGTTCCGATTTTGAACATTGTAGTTTTGTAAGCAATGTTAGGAATGATAGTCATCCCCCCATTTGCCAAAGTGTTACCGCTTAATAAAGCAGCTTTTACCCATAGTTTGGAATCTTGCCCAGCATATGAAGTTGAAATGTTAATTGTTGTAGCCATTTTTTATTTGTTTATTTGTTATTGTATACTTCTTCTAAAATCTTATCTCTTGTTGATTTAACTGTGTTTATCGCTAAATCCATATGCTCAATTGGTTTTGAGTTTTCAGGGTTATACTGAATCGGTTTTGGCTCTTCAGTCAACTCGATTACTTCGGGAGTCATTGCTGCTAACTTAGTTTCAAGCTCAGCAATCTTTGATTCCATTTCTGCGAAGTGTTGCTCAGTGATGCTTACAACTTTTTTAGGTTGCTTAACTTCAACTTCTGGAGTCACATCGGCTTCAACAGGCATTTCTTCATCTTCCTCTTCTTTTGGCATTTCTTCAATTGAAGCAATCATTCCTTTTTCTTCAACGATAAGTAAACGACCATCCTCAAGCTCGTATTTGCCAACTTCCAATGGTACAGGTTCACCCTCAGGAACTACAATCATAACACTTGCGCCAGGCTCAAATGAATCGGCTTCAATTAATGTGTTACCATCTACTAACTTCATCTGCTCTAACTTCACCTCCATTCCTAAGAAGGTCTTGATAGTTTTTAACGCGTCTTTTATTTCTTTAGTCATATCTTTTTTCTTTAATAACTTTATTAACCTCTTTCTGTTGTAATTTGCCTTACTTCAATAGTATGGTTTACATTACTAATTGTTTGTTGGTTAGTACTTCCAACCCCTTGAGAGTTACCATCGCAACACTCTTTACTATACGTGCCGTCTTTACATTGACAGCCTTTTTTTCCTCCTTTTCTCATAACATTAATATATTACCTATTTCGTTTGTAAACTCTTTAAACTCCTTAAAATCAATCTCTGTACACTTATTTTCTTTTACATAATCTATACCAATGTAAGCCACAAAACTTCCTTTCTTAAAATATGGTGCTATACATATAGATTGAATTCCTTGCCTAAATAACGATGCTTTTGTCGTTTGCTCTTTAATGTTGTTTATTTGGCAATAGTTCATTTTCTCTAACATTATCTGTTGTAAGAACATCGGGTACAAGCTAACGGGAATATTCTGTAAATTATGCGCTTCCGAGCTAATACCATTATTGCAAACTTCAAATGTCATTGATTGGTGGTTTCTATGCGTTCCATCGTAGTACTTGATCGTGTTGTGAAATTGAAATATATAAGCCCTATCAGCATTATATTTTGTCATCAATTCATTTAACATTTGTTGAATTAAAACATTGTTATTAATGTCTTTTTTCACCTCGTCAACACTTTCAATTTT